AGATCCTCCCACTGAAACCGACACAAGGTTGGGACAGAAAGGCAAGATAACAAAATTTGAATTAATGAAACCTGATGAAAAGGTTTCTGTAAGATGGCAATACACTAAACCAGAAAGACAAGCCTTAGGTGAGATAGAAGATGCTGCAATTATAACAGAGTACACTGGTCAAGTAATGGCTAATACTATTGCAAAGTATTCTTTTTTTGCAAAAGTTGCACAAGACTTTGGTAAAGTTAAAAAAGGTGTTGTAGAAGAAATAACTTCAATAAAAGGCACTGGTGCAAAAATGCAAATAGAAGCTAAGACTGGCAGATTTTATGATGAAGTTACAGAAGCAGATTTAGAAGAGGGTTATAAACAAATACCTAAATCAATATTGAAAGGCACAAAGCAAGTTCAGTTTGGTAAACTAGCAGGTAAATTTGTACCTAGAGAAGTATGGAATGATATAGTTGCAGGTGCAAGATATCAAAAAGAACCTTCTAGTTTTTTCTATAAAGAATATAAAAAATTAAATAACTTATGGAAAATATCTAAAACTGCGTGGAATCCTACAGTTCATGTAAATAATATATTTGGTAATATATTTTTAAGTGATTTAGCAAATGTCCCACTTACAACTTTACCTGAAGCTGCAAGAGCATTATTCTTACATGGTAAAAAAGGTAAAGAATCTCAAATGTATAGAGATGCAATAACTTATGGTGTGTTTGATGCAGACTTAATTAGAAAAGAATTAAAAAATTTTAAAGCAGAAGATTTAGCTGACATATATAAAACAAAAGAAGGTGCTAATGAGTGGTCCAAATCAGTTGGTATTGCAAATAATTTATACAGACTAGTTAAAAATAATAAAATAACTGGCACACTAGAAAATTGGTACAGAGTAGAGGACCATATATTTAGATTAAATGCTTTTAATCATAGAATTAGATTAGGAGACACATACGAAGATGCTGCTAAATTTGCTCGTAAACAGTTTATTGATTATGATATTGATGCCCCTGTTATAAACTGGGCTAGAAATACTGCTGTTCCGTTCTTATCATTTAGTTATAGAATGATACCTATTTTAGTTGAGACTGCATTTTTAAGACCACATAAATATTTTAAATATGCTGCTCTCGGATATGGTCTAACAAAATTAGAAGAAATGTATGGTGGTGATGAAGCTAAAAGAGAAAGAGCATTACTACCAGAGTATGAGGCAGGTAACATATTAGATATACCTTACTTTCCTAAGAAGGTAATTAGAATACCAGTGAAAGATAAAAATGGTAGGCCTAAGTTTGTAAATATATCTAGATTATTTCCTGGTGGAGACTTAACAAGTTTTGATGGCTCTAGAAATGTACCCTTTTTGCCTGAACCCTTACAGCCAAACTTTGGAGTTGGAGGAGAAGTATTAAGTTCTATAATAGGATATGATTTATTTTTACAAAGAAGAGAACCTGGTAGGGGCAGTGGTGAAGTTTTAGAAGAAACAGGAGCAATACTTAATAGTTTAAGTAAAAAACTAATACCTAACTTTCCTTTTGTACCAGGTGCATACTCTACACAAAAATTAAATAGAGCATTGCGAGGAGATAAGTCTCCGTTTAGAGAACCACAATCTGAGGCTGAAGCATTAATGAATGCATTTGGTTTTAAGATTAGTAATAAAAGTTTTGACACTTTAGCTAGAAGAAAAAAATTAGACTTAGACAAAAAAGTTAGAGTACAAAAATTTAAATTGAGAAATATTAAAAATGATTTAAATAATGGTTCTATAACAAGAGCAGACTTTGATAGAAAAGCATCTAAAATACAAACAAAGATTTATGAATTAACACAAGAATATAAATTAAGATTAATAGGATATGATCCTTACGCAGTTAGAATATTTGATGATGTAACACACACTATGAACTCAGGGGATAGTATATCTGAAACAGAAGAAAAAAAAGAAACAGCAGAAGATAGATTAAAAAAATACAAAAGATAAAGGTAATGAATGGAATCAATACTGGCGTTCCTGCTATCGACAGTAGGAATCGTAGAGATAATAGAAGTAAGTGAAGCAGTAACTAAACAAAATACAGGAGGAAATGTAATGGGTGGTTTACCAGTTGAGATGATAACAATGCTAGGTTCTAGCCTACTGGGGGGTGTAATGACAATCTGGGGGCAGAGCATCAAAGCAAAACAGGAAGAACAAAAAATGTTATTAGCTAGAGCAGAGACACAAATGTCTTTTGTAGAAAAAGCTAGAACATATGAGAACAAAGGCTTTCAATGGACCAGAAGAATCATTGCATTAACTGCAGTGTTCTTTATCATTGCTTGGCCTAAGTTAGTACCAGTATTATTTGATGTGCCAGTTATTCTAACATGGACAGAATTTACAAATGGATTCTTCTTCTTAATAGAAAAGAAAGAAATACTATTAGATAGAGAGTTCTTAGGATTGGTAATTACACCACTAGATACTCACTTGATGTCTGCTATTGTTGGATTATACTTTGGTGGTAGTTTGGTTAAGAAGTAATGAGAGACTCTAGACTTATATCTAAGGCTTTTTCTAGCCCACAAAATAATACAAAACAAGAAAGTAATGTTAGGGGAATGGCTGTAGCTATGGAAGCAGGAGCAAAAAGACAATTTTTAGACAATGAAGTTTTTACTAAAGCAGTTCAGTTTATAAAAAAATCTGAAAATCCTGCACTAGAAGAGGCTTTAAGAAAAGGCAAAGATACTTATAAGCCTAATGAGGAAACTAAAGAAATACCTGTAACTAGGGCTTACAATGATGTATCAGGTAACAAAACTGTAGGCTTTGGAAGTGAAAGAGAAACAGATTTTTCTAGTAAAGAAGAAATAGAAAGTGATTTAAGAAGACAGGTTAGAACTAGGTTAAATTATTTAAACTCAATAAGAAGTGAGGATGGTAAATCTATTCCCCTTACAGTAAATCAAAAAGTATCTTTAATATCTTTACTTTACAACTCAGCTAATGAAAAAAATATGATTGAACCAGACAGTCCTGACAATAGTGTTTTTAAAAGTATAGCACCTAAAGCATATGCTGCACTAACAAAAGCAGGAGGCCCTGATTTAGAAAGTCTTGTATTCGAATTATTTTCTCCCGAAGCAGGAATAACAAAAGGTACAACTCCAAAAACGGGAGTAGAAAAAGTACAAATTCCTGGTTTAGTTAATAGAAGGAAAGAAGAAGCTATGAATGATACTACGTTTGCAGAAATCTACAATAGATTAGTCACGCAATAAGCCTATTCAATAACTCTTGAGTTGTCTTGTAAGTTTTATTTGTATGTTCTTGTAAATGTTTTGTAAGTGCCTTCAGAATAAAAGGCAATGGTGTTCTTAGTGTATTCTCTTCAATATGTTTCCCTTCCCAAGGGTCTTTCTCATTAGGTTTAAATCCATAGTATTTTAGTACCCCGTACTTATCTTTAAATGCTTTAATAAGTTCTTGGCCGTCAATACAATCCTCATCCCAATAAAAATTATGATCCTCAGAACAGTACCACACATTTAGATTATACAATACAAAATCATTTTTTGTTATCTTTTGTGAGATTTTTTTCTTCATTATCTTTTACCTCTGAAGCAATAGATCCTAGTATTTGATTAACTTGATTCCACGGAAGTGTGGATAAAAAATTAACTATTGCTTGTATTAGTTTTTGACTTATTTCGTATTTTTGCATGTTGTTGTTTCTCCTTATGCAGTTGTATGTTTCTTAGTTCCTCTGTAATTATTGCAGATAAATCATCATGCAATATTTTTAGATAACCAAAGAAATTTGTTTTAGTAGATATCTTTATATATCCTTTATCTTTTACTTGCTTTGATTCAAAAGAATCTAGAGACAATAGTAAATCTCCTGTAAATGGGTCCTTAATTATTCTCATCTGTATTTTTTTTCACCACATAAGACTTATCTAAGTTTATAATATCATCAAAAGGAACTTGAGTTATTTCATCTTGCCTTCCGTATCTTTGATATCTTTCATATATTCCCTTTTTTCCACTAACAGTTTTATTAGCTAGTTTATCAGATACAAAATCATTTAATTGTTTTCTATCTACTACTAACCAACAATCAACTCTTTCAAAAGCTATATAGTCTGCTTTTCCATTTATCCAACCAGGATTACCACTAACATTTTTAATTTCTATCCATGTAATATTGTCTTGCACATAGTTATCTGATCTATTTATCTTCTTCATCATCTTAACATCAAATGTTTTTTCAGTATCATCTACTTGAGATAACACACCTTTTACATCCCAATGTTCTTTAATGTTTTGATTTCTATCAGCTTTTGAAGGATTGCCCAATAGTTTCATAAACCTTTCTTCTGCGTTAAATCCTTGTGCATATTGTTCTATAAATTTACTCAATTTAATTTTTTCCTCCACTCAGCTAGTTCTATAATTTTATTTTCTTGTTGTTGATTTTCTAAATCAAATATCTGTTTACCCAATCCATAAACTAAATCAGGATCATCAATAGATATTTGTTTAAGACCCAAGGCTACAATGTAAGCCATTTCTTTTTCGGGAGTATCTGCTTTAAATGAATCATCTACGCCACATGCGTATTTGTTTTCACTATATGGTTTTATAAATATCTTTACTACACCACTATCATTCTTTCTTACTTTCTTCACTTTTTATCACCTTAATAACCCCACACTTCTTTCCTAGCTTTTAATAAATGCTCATCTTTCCAAAACCAATCATCTGGATTGGGTATTAAGGAGTTCTTAACATCATCTAACGAATCCACTTTAGATAAATAATTTCCCATAACACTTACTATATGTTCACACATTTTCATTGGAGCTTGATAATCATCTAATTGTAATTGATAAAAGTCGCTACCAGATTTTCTAGTAATTAAATACCAAAGTTTTTGATTAGCATTAGTTGCTCTCTGGTAGATAGCTTGTTGCATGGCATGAGAAGTAGATATGCCAAAGGGTTTTCTTTTAGAAGTTTTTAGATCAACGTAAAAATCTTCTTTCGTAGTTTTATCTTCAAAGTGAAAGTCGGTATAGCCTATGAAGGGTATATCCTTTATGGTTAATTCTACCTTTTTTTGATAATTTAGCAAGTCCCAATTTAAGGCATATTTATGAAAAGAATCCACTCCTATCTTTAGTAAAGGTTCTAGGTATTCTCTTTCTTCTTCTTTTTTAGGATCATCTATTGTTGATACTTTTACCTCAAAATCAGAAATCATTTTAGCTTTTGCAACTTCATAATCTGAACCAGATATAATCATATTTAAAGCTGATTCAACAACAGTTCCTCTTTCTGCTGAAGCACTAGTAGGAAATTCATATCCAAATATTCTTCGTAAAGCCCATCTTTCTCTATTAAAAGCAAACTCATTTAAGTGACTAAACGATAAAGGTAGTAACTTTTTTTTATCAGTGTCAAATTTTTTAAAATGTTCTATCAATTAAATACACCTTTCAAATGTATGACGGCCAATATGGGAGATCCTAATAATAAATTTACATTTTAATAAAATAGATAGTTGATTGTAAATCTTTTTAGATAAATTTATTGGCCGTCTATGTGATATTAAAATCACTTTTTCATTACTTCTGCTACTATGTCATCATCTAATACCTCACTTTTCGCTTTGTGTTTTGCGTTGTGTTCGGACAATACATAATCATTTTCACTTTTAACAATCTCAAGAAAACCTTTTAAAGTTTCTTTGTCTTGATCTGTGAAATCAGCATGTTTGAAAGTGTCTTTTATCTTTCCAATATACCAAGTATTAGAGCCTTTAGTCTGCTTTTCTGTATCATAGAACTCAATAATACTATTATACATTATCTTCCCACGTTTACTTAGACTACGCAATACTTCTACGATAGGCAAAAAGTTTGTGCCTCTTGCAGTATATAACACGGGTTCATCAGTTACGGATAGTTCTTTACCTTCAGGTGATACGCCTTTCATGGTAGCTAATCCCCAAGTATGTTTGTAGCAAGTAATCTTATTTTGCTCTAACTTTTCAATGGGATCTAGTTTATCTCTATCTGCTTTTGGAATACTACCACATTTCTGTGTTCCGTTTGTATCAGGAATCGGGTCTGTCCATGATGTAAACATTACAGATTTGTAGTTGTTTTCTTCGCTGTCCTCATCATACTTTTTGTATTGATAAGTCGTAAGTAAAGGTCTAAATAATATTGGTTTTCCAATTATAGTACCTGCAGTTGTACCATCAAGTCTAAAAGTTCCTACTTGTAGCTTGTTACCTGCATCATCTTCAGATTGTTTGTTAATAGATAATTTAGCAAGTTTAGGATCTACTGAAGCATCTTGCCCAATAAAACTCATAATCTTGTCTGAAGATAAGTTATCTAAGTTCGTTATTTCGTTTGACATATTTGTCTCCTATTTAGTTAATTCTATATTACGCTACATTTAAGTCAAGCCAGTTGGGACCCTTCTTAATTTCTACATCTAAAGGTACATTAAAATCACAATCATATTGTTGTAGTAAAGAATCTTTTACTCTACTACACCCTGTTTTTATTATTGATTCGATTGCTTCTTCTTCCCCAGGATATACATCTATCACTACAGAATCATGTACAGTATTAATTATTAAACTTTTAACATCTCTTTCTTTCATCAGCGACCATATATTTATACAAGCTAAAGGAACTATATCAGCAGTGGCAAAACCTTGAACAGGATAATTTTTTACTATAGTTGAATGACTACAACTCCCCCACGTTGTTCTGTAAGCATTTGGAAAATGGTATTCTCTACCACTTGGTATAGATATAAGTTTATATTTTATTGCTCTTTCTTCTAAGTTCTTGTGCCAAGAAGCTATGTCTTTATACTTTTCTAAAAATTTTTTATAATATTTTTTTTCATTTTGATTACCCATGATACCCCCATACAAAGGTTTAAATGTATGTGCTTTAGCTTCTTGTCTAGAACATCCAATAACATCTGCAGTAAATTGATGGACATCTACACCATTGGCAATGTCTTCCATTCCTTGTTTATCTTGTGCTAGAAATACTGCAGTTCTAAATTCTAATTGTGCAAAATCTACCTCAAATATTTTACCATCTTTAAATCTAGATATAATAACTTTTTTTATACCTCCGTCTCTTGGTAAGTTTTGAAAGTTTGGATCTGAACTAGATAATCTTCCCGTGGCAGTCCTTACTTGATGAAAAGAGGGATGAAGTATTCCACTTGATCT